TCTCCAACAACAGGATTATTCAGATATAACTCCACCGAAGGAGAGTTTGAAGGTTATACATCTTCAGGTTGGGGAGCGATTGCTGGGGGCGGTGGAAGTGGAACAGATTTCACTTATCTAGCACTAAGAAACGCAGCTAATAATGGATCAGCTTCTTACCCTGCTTCTGATTTCACTCTGGTCACAAGTGGTACGACTAACGCAATATCTCCAACTCAAGCAAATGCTTTACTTATCTCTTATGGAGGTGTAATCCAGCAACCTAATTCTGGAACATCAACTCCAACAACAGGTTATGCAATTAATGGCTCGACAATTAAGTTTGGTTCTAACATTGCAGGCGCACCAGATTTCATTATTTATCTAAAAGGTGCAGGTGTTGGAACTCCTAGTGCTGACACAGTTGATCTTGATCAATTAGCTCATGCAACGCAAGGTGATGTTCTTTATTACGGAGCATCGGGCGCACCAGCAAGATTAGGAGCAGGTACTTCTGGGTATTTCTTAAAAACTCAAGGATCAAGTGCTAATCCAATTTGGTCTGCTGTTCCTGCTGGAGTCACGATTAATAACAATGCAGATAATAGAGTTATTACTGGATCGGGTACAGCAAACACATTAGAAGGAGAAGCTTCATTAACATTTGACGGAACGAGAGTAACGAGTCCTGCGATTAGTGCATCAAATGGAATAATTGAAACAGCAGCAACCGTAGCGTCCAACCATACGATCAGTACGAATTACAATGCTTTAAGTGCAGGGCCAGTTACAGTATCAGCAACGGTCACAATTCCGTCAGGTTCTGTGTGGACTATTGTTTAACAGAGGTTAAAATCTAATCATGGCTACCACGATTACAGCTAACGGTATTAACTTCCCAGATGGAAGTGCCTCTGCACCGAGTATTGGAGGAACAGATACAAATACAGGACTATTTACAGGGTCAGATCTTATTGGTTTTGCGACTGGTGGTACTGAAAGACTTCGTATAGAAGCTGATGGACAGATTCAAATAGGATTAGTGGGATTAACAGGTGGAAATGATCAAGCATTAACTATTACTGAACCTGGTGGAAGTGCAAATGTTCTAGAACTTGCTACTAGTAATGCATCTGGAAGAATAAATTTTAGTAGAAATTTAAGTAGTACTTTAAATACAACTTCTTATATTGAATGGACTGAACCAGGAGCGCAAGGAACAGGTGAATTAAGATTTGGTACCAGTCCTTCAAGTAATAATCCAACAGAAAGACTTCGCATTACATCTGATGGAAATGTAGGTATAGGTACAACAAGTCCTGGTGTTGAATTAGATATTAAATCAACTTCACCTGAACTTAGATTAACTTGTAGTGATAATGCTTTAGATCAAGGAGATACTATTGGTCAAATTGGATGGTACACAACTGATCCAACAACCCCTGGAGGTGCTGGAACTGTTAGTTATATCAATACATTTTCTGCTAATGGTAACGGAGCTGATTATTCAACTAAAATTTTTAATAGAGATGGATCAGGAGGAGGAAGTACTTATATACAATTAGGTAATGCTGTTGGTTCAATTACATTTGGAACTAACACTGCTGGTAATGCTGGTACACAAAAACTTGTTATTAACTCAAGTGGAAAGGTAGGTATAGGTACAACAAGTCCTGCTACAACACTTCATTTAGATAGTAATGGAACACCAACTACAATTCAAATTGATAGTGATACTGAATCATCTATTGATTTTAATGATCATGGTGGTTCAGCAAAAAGATATAAAATTGGTACAAATATAAGTGATAACAATGGACAATTTGAAATTAAAGATATAACTGCTAGTGCAGAAAGACTTCGTATCACATCAGATGGAAAGGTAGGTATCGGTACAACAAGTCCATCATCTAAAGTACAGATACAAACACATAACAATGGTTCTGGTAGTGCTGCCCGTGGACATCATAATTTATTAGAACTTAAGCATCCCAATACAACAACAACAGGTGATGGCCCTGCTCTTTTATTGAATGGCTATTACAGTAATGCTGAATGGCAATATGCCAAAATATCATCAGAAAATTCAGGATCAGGATATGGAGCTAAATTTAAAATTTATGTTCATCCTGCGGATGGTACTCAAGGATCAAATCTTGTTCAAGCACTAAATATTGTTGGTGATGGTACTGGAGCTGATGTTACGATTGTTGACGGCAATCTAAAAGTAGCAAGCGGTCACGGTATTGACTTTAGTGCTACCTCTCATGCGTCAGGAATGTCAAGTGAGTTGCTTGACTCGTATGAAGAAGGAACTTGGACTCCTTCTCTTTCATTTGGTGGTGGGTCAACTGGAATGAGTATAAATAAACAAACAGGATATTATGTAAAAATAGGTCGATTAGTTAATGTAGGAGGAACACTTATCCTTTCTGCCAAGGGTAGTTCCACAGGTGCTGCCGCATTAGGTGGTTTACCTTTTTCTATAGGAAACCATGACGCATCAACATCTGCTGAAGGAGGTGGTTTTTTCACGTATTGGATAAATATGAATTCAGATAAATTAGATTGGACTTTACGTGGTTCTAATAATAGTTCTACAGCCGACATATCAGTTAGTAGATCAGGAGGACATACTCAAATAGATGGCGCTACTCAAGGTGATTTTCAAAATACAAGTAGCATACGTTTTGTCATGACTTATCAAACATAATAATAGTTGATAGACCTTTACTTATGTCTCTAAACTAAGAAACTCGCAACCGAATTATGAGCAGATTAAAAACCGATGCTATCAGGAATGTCAACGCTTCTGTTGATGGTATTACTTTAGATACTTCTGGTAATGTTGCGATTCCTAATGAACTGCAATTAGCAGACAAAATTGTTCATACAGGGGATACAAATACTGCAATTAGATTTCTTGCGAATGATACGGTTTCAGTAGAAACTGGTGCGGCAGAAAGATTTCGCATCACATCTGATGGGTCTGTGATGTTCGGATCAGGAGTTCCTAGTGAAGATCTTCATCTAAAAAGAGCAAGAGCCAATTTTTTAGTTGAAGGAACTAACGATACTGTAGGGGGTAATGTTGCCAATATTAATGTAAGAGCCCCTTATTACAGAAGGGCTGGATATTCTATTAGTGATACTGGAGGTAATGAAGATTTCTGGATTGGAAGACCTTATGGGGAAGGAGATTCTAATGCGGGTGTCGCTATTAATATGGGTGGAGTAGAAAAACTTCGCTTTACATCTGAGGGTAGAGTTGGGATTAATAGAACTTCTCCAGCAGAGTTATTAGATGTTTATGGAACAATTCAATGTAGTGGTGCTGGACTTAAAATAGATACACATCCTATTGTTTCATATGCTTCTTTTACTGATATAAGTGGTGGTTCATACGCAGCTAGACTTGGATCAACAGGAAGTTCCACTATTAGATCTACTCAGATTTACGGTGGTGGTAGTCATATAGCAACCTTTGATGGTGTTAATACAAGACTTGGTATAGGTACAACGACTCCTAGTTCTAAAATAAGTGCAAAAGGAAATGAAACTGCTTACGCTGGCAACTATGCGGTAGGTGCTGTACTTACTCTTGAAGATTCAATAGGAAGAAAAGCACAATTTATCGCACCTGGGAGTCAAGGTGATGCAGGAGTTGGTACAGTTTCAAATAATCATTTTAATTTGATTACTGGCAATGCGACTAAAGCAAAAATAAATCATACAACTGGAAACTTTGAAATTACTGATGGAGATTTAAAGGTTGCGTCTGGTCACGGTATTGACTTTAGTGCTGATGGACATGGCTCAGGTGTTGATGATGAGCTTTTAAATGATTATGAAGAAGGGGATTGGACTCCAACACCAGCTATCACCCATCAAGGAGGTTCAGCAAGTCTTAGCAGCATTTCAGGTCAATATGGAAGATACGTTAAGATAGGAAGAAAAGTTACAGTTTGGTTTCGTTTTCAATTTACTGCTTCAAATATTTCAGGTTCCAATGTAGGTGTTAACGGTTTACCTTTTACTATTAGCAATGATGGTCAATGGAATAATGAATTTCATGGTGGTATTGCTAGACGAGGGATTATTGGAGGTGAAACTTATATTTGTGAGGGGTTATATAAAAATACTGCAAACATACAAGTTTTAAGAAGATACGATAATACAGGAATGTCTAACAGTGCGCAAAGCATGGGAGGAACTGCTTGTTACTTAGTTGATTAGTATTAGACCTTCGCTTATGTCTCTAAACTAAGCACCATTAAACCTGTTTCGTCTGGAGGACGTTCCTAAAATGGCATTAGCTGAATCAATTGAATACGACAAAATTGAAGTCGTAGGTCAGTACAAAGCCGTTCAATGTCGAAAGGCAACGGTGATAAAAAAGGATGGTGTTGAACTCACCAGATCTTTTGAACGCTTTGTCTTATCCCCTGGTACGTTAGACGCATCCGATAATTTAGTAGATAATCCTTTAGATAAAGAGCCAGATGGGGTGACTGCTATTGCAGATGAAGTAAAATCTGTTTGTAATGCTGTTTGGACTACTGCGGTCAAAGATGCGTGGAAGGCTAAACTTATTGCAGATAAACCTGCGGAATAAATAAATGAGCAGTATTAGATTAAAACATGCCTCTGGCAATTCCATGAGCCTTGCAGCTCCTGGGACTAATCCTGCTTCTAACTTAGAACTAAAGCTCCCTCATACCATAGGGAGCGCAAACCAATTATTGAAAGTTGACGGAAGTGGTCAACTTGGATGGGCTACTGATAGTACAACTGATTCAACAAAACTCCCTCTCGCTGGTGGGACGCTAACTGGGACTCTTAATATTGGTAATGGGTCTATAACTACTGGTAGTAATTTTTCATTAAATGGTAATGCTTTAACAGTTACTGGAACCTCCACAGTCGTTGGTGAATTTAAGAGGGCTGGAAGTCCTACTATTCAATGCACAGATACAACTAATAATACAGATTTACAACTTAGAGCAAATTCTACTGGCGGTTTAGTTAGAACAGCATCAAATCACCCTCTTGTATTTGGTACGAATCAACAAGAAAGACTTCGTGTTACATCTGCTGGATATGTAGGTATAGGAGTTACATCTCCTAATAAAACTGGTATTCAAAATAATGTATCAGTTTTACAAATTGACAGTGGAGATGGTGCTGAACTTATTCTTGGTAACTCAGTAAGTTCAAACGTCAGTACTAATCACATTGGGGCTATAGCTTTTAAAAATATTGATAGCAGTACTGGGAGCGCACCTCACTACGCAGGTATTAGATGTAATTGCACAGACACTTCTGGAAATATGAACCTTAAGTTTTATGCAGGTGGAGGGGGTGGAACTGGGTTTGAAGATGATACGCCAGACATGTTAATAGATTCAATTGGTCGAGTTGGTATAGGTACAGCATCTCCTAACTTAGAATCAGTACCTGGTAACAGTGCTAAGGGATTAGAAATTCATAACAATGGTAATGACACCGCAGGATGTTTAAAACTAGCTGGAAATAATAATTCTGGCGGAAGTCCTGGGCAAAAAACTTACACTCAATTAGAACATCGTGGCGGTAATTTAACTTTTAATATTAATCATAATGGAACTGAAAGATTTAAAATAGATTCTCAAGGTAATATTCACGCATCTGATGGAAACTTCGTTGTAGCAAACGGTCACGGTATTGACTTTAGTGCTACTTCTGACGGTCCATCACAAGGTAATGAAACCTTGGATGATTATGAACGTGGAACTTATACTCCTCAAGGGTTAGCGTGGAGTGGTTCTGATTGGGCAACCGTTACTTTTGATTCGATAAGTAGATATGGAAGATATACAAAGATTGGAGGATTAGTTCATGTTCAAGGGTATTTATCTAATTTTCATGTTGATTCAAGTTTTGACAATCAATTAGCTGGGATAACATTACCTTTTGCTGCCGTAAGTGCAAGCTATCATTATAGTGTTGGAGTAACTACCCATAGTACTGCTTTTAGTTCTTCTGGTTATACAACTTTCTTTGTAAATCCAGCAACATCTAATATGTACTCAATGCAAGAAAATACAACTAGCTACAATACATGGAGTGGTTCTAGTGGTAGATATTTGATGTTCCAAGTTTCTTATATGTGCGAATAACTTAGACCTTCCTTTATGTCTCTAAACTAAGCCCTATTTTGTTCTTTCTCGTCTGATGGCACTAACACAAGTCACATCAATTGGTCTTAAAGACGGTGAGATCGTTAATGCCGATTTACATTCAGCAGCTTCTGTTGCATTATCGAAACTCGCAAGTACTGGAGCTTTAGGGTCAGCAATAACAGCGACAACACAGTCTGCATCTGATGACTCCACCAAATTAGCAACGACAGCTTTTGTTCAAGCTGCTGTTACCAGTTTGATTGATGGCGCACCTGGATCGTTAAATACATTAAATGAACTCGCAGCCGCAATAAATGATGATAGTTCTTATGCCACTACTTTAACGACTGCACTTGCTACGAAACTTCCGTTGGCTGGAGGGACGCTGACTGGGACGTTAAATGTTGACAGTGGCTCGAATGGAATGATTGATTTTGGAGATACTGGAAGTGCTTTTGGTCGTTTATATGCAGATTCAACAGGTACTTTTATTGGATCTAAAACACAACATGTTTTATGGTTAAGAACTAATAATATTCAACGAATAAAAGTATCAGATACCAGTGCTGCAACATCAATTGGTGGAGCATTTACTTTTAATGCAATGCTCACGACCCAAGGTGATATATCTGGTGGTTTGTTAATGCTTAAGGCATCGGAAAATACTAATAGGTTCTTTATTTCAGGTAATGATACTTCTGGTTGTGAGGTTAATTTATATGATGATGCTGGAAGTCAAAAAGGAATAGTAGGAGTTTCTAGTAGTGAATTTTTTCTAAAAGCACCTAACAATAGTGCGCCACTAACATTTTACACTCATAACGGTAGCAGTATTGGTGAAAGACTTCGCATCACATCTGCTGGACTCCTCTTATTAGGTACTACTGATTCAGGATTCTCCAGTGGTTATACCACTATGACTATTGGTAATACGTCAACAAGTAATACTGGTTTGACAATTGTTTCTAGTGCTGCAAATGGATATTCTAGACTTCATTTTGCGGATGGTAATAGTGGTGCTGCAAGATACGCTGGATTTATTGCTTATAATCATGGTAGTGATGAACTGCTGTTTGGTACGGGTAATTCAGGTTCATCTCAAGTTTTAATGAATTCGGATGGATCATTCCAGATAGGACAAAATAATAATGATGTAGCAAAGTTAGAAATAAGATATTCAACAGTTCCTGCATATATAACAAACTCATACGATGGAACCTCTGGAGAATCTACATTTTCAAACAACATCGCAAGAACTTCAGATGGAAGTGGATCATGGGGATCTTTTAATAATGCTTCTTATGGTGCTGGTGCTATACAACTTTTATCGACTACATCAGGTTCGTCTATTAATTTTCAGACCGCATCAGCCACTAATACTAATCCTACAGAACATGTGCGTATAGATGAGGAGGGTCATATTCGGATTCTGAATGAAAGTAATTCTGGTAGAGAATTACGATGGTATAACCAAGTTGGGGGGTCTGCTATAGCAGCAACAATTGGTTGGGGAAATGGAAATGCTAACTGGGAATTTAGACATTTTAGAAATGATAATCAAGCAAACAATCCATACGCAAATATAGACTTTTTCACTGGTGCGTGGTCAACTGGAACTCCTACAAGAGCGTTAAGAATCACTAATGATGGTAATCATATAAGGGAAAAGCACTCAAGATTTGCAACTAGGATTGACTACGATGGTGGAAATGAAGCAGTAAACAGCAAAATACCTTTTAAGACTCCTCATGTAAATGTTGGGTCTGATTTTGATTCTTCAAATGAAAGATATGTAGCACCTGTAGACGGTGATTATGCTTTCTGGTTCTTCACTAATGTCGCTAGAAGTGGTGCTGGTTCTTATTACGCAACTTGGAGGAAAAATGGATCTGAAGTTAATTCAATTGCTGGGGGGAGAATGTACGATCAACACACAGGTTCAGGTTGGAATAATCTTTCAGGTTGTCTAATGATTAATCTGGATGAAGGTGATTATATTGAAATATTTAATGGTACAGTTGCCGTGAATTATGATGGAACTAATTATGGTCAGTGGATGGGATGGCTAGTAGGATAAGTAAAAATCAATTTTAAGATGCCTGACATTACAACTTCTATTACAGATACAGAAAAAAAAGCATTAGATTTTATCTGTATTGATATTTCTGAATATACCGATAATTTTTTAACAAATCGAGCAAGAAAAGCAAAAGAAGAGATTATTGCTTTAAACATGGCTCATTGTAATGCTAACAATATCGCTATTGCTACAGGAGAAGATGCTCAAGTAAATCAAGCTTATTCTTTAGGTGTTGTAAAAACTGCTGTAGTAAGAAACGCTGAAGGAATAGAAGATTCTAAATAATAAGAAACCCGCCGTTTTACAAATACAGATTTAGGGCTACAATTCCAAGGTAATTACTTATCCTTATGCCAACCCCAGACGAGCTTCTAGCTTCCAAGCAACAAGAAGCAAAAACTCTTGCCGATGAATATAACGCTGGTCAAGAAGAGATCAACGAAAAAACAAAGGCTCAACAAGAATTGCTTCAACAGATCCTTAAAATTACAGGTGCTATAGAAGCACTTCAAGAAGTTAAGGCTCCTGCTGATCCTGCTTGTGAAGTAGTTTCAGAGTAAACTTAATTAAAACATTGTTCTAATGGCTGCAACTATTACTTGGTCTGTTGACTCTCACAAGCATGAAACTGCTGGTAAGAAGTGCATTTTAAGCGTTTCTTATCGTGTAACTGGTGTTGATGGTGATACCACCGACTCTATTTACAGTGAAGTTTCTTTGGATCGTCCTTCTGATTCAGACATGCAAGATTATTCAACTTTCTTGGGATCTGGAAACGCTGCTTTAGTTGCAGCCGTTAAAGCAAAACTTGGTACTGATACTGTCACTGCTAATGAAAATGCAGTTAAAACTTCAGTTGCAGCGTTGAAAGCTCCTACTGAAGTTTGGACTTCTGGCCCTTCTCCTGCATAATTTTGCAAAAAGTTTTTAACATTATCTCAGCACTTTCGTTCTTACTCGTCTTAGGTATAACTGGTGGTGGAGTCTTTGGTTATCTTTGGATTACTAATGAGGATAACCAAAAGATGCTTCAAGATAAAGCAATGGAAAAGGTAATGGGTGCGATGAAGATGCCTGGTTTATCTGGCCCTGCTTTACCTACTGGATCATTAAGTCCTGCTCAACAAAGAAACGAAAATAAAAAAGCAAAAGATCTTCCATTGCTAGATTTCTAAATGTTTAAATCTAGTTCTCAATTATTAGCCGTTCTCCTTGGCTTTGGTCTTATATCAAGTAATTTTTTTACTTTAATGATATTAGCTCGCAAAGATTCAGGGATGCCAAACCTAGCAGCACTTCCTAGCAATAAATATTCAAGTTTTTCTATACGAAGTGACAAGGAAGGTAATAAACATTCTTGGACAATGGCATCTAATCAGCATGATCCTGCCAAGCTTTTATATTCCAAACAAGAAACTCGACCTGGTTTTAAAGGTACGACAGAAATTTCTGTTCATAAAGAAACAGTTGCATTAGAAAGACCTATTTACACTCAAGAAGAAAGAGAAGCAATAGATATGGCTTGCTTAGAAACTGGGATAAAAGGTGCAACAAATGGAGAAATGATTGGGTCTAGTATTGGTGCTGCAACTTCTCCTGCGATCATGCAAGTTCCTATAATTGGCCCCGTAGCAAGTGGGATCTGGTTTGGTTTAGCAAGGAAACAATCTGGAAAGGTTGGTTCTGCAATTGCAAAAGATTGGAATGATTGTTAATAGGAATGATCCCAAGGATTGAGATTCCTTTTATTGGAATTAAACCTATTAATACATATATTGTTAGTGTCCCAACTGTTTTACCTCCAAGCGTTCCTATTAATGTTCCAATAGGATTTCCATTAATAGAAATGCCTTGCGTTAAAGCAAGACGTAATGTTGAAAATGATGCCCTAATAGATACTGATCCAGAGCATAATTTGATTTTGTGTTCGGGAGCTGGTGCGCCAGCATTTGATCCTATAAATTATGAACCATTAAGGATTGTTCCTATAAAAGAGGAAGAACAACAGAGATACGAAGAACCAGAAACGCTTCCAGCAGCAGAAGTGCCAGAAGTACAGCCAGAAGCTTGCCCTCCTGATGGTGCGCCTGAGATTGGTACAAAAGTCGAAGAAGGTACTAAACAGATTATTAAGTATGAATTGGTAGGAAACCGTTGTGTAACTAGATATAAAAAATTAAATGTTCAACAACAGATAATTGATGCCATCCCAACAGTTCCCCAAGTCGTAAAAACTGGGGGGATAACGCTCGTAGCAACCACAGCAGCACTCAGCGCACCACTGCTTTTGAAGGCAGTCAAGCCCATCATTAAACAGATAGTAAATAAAGTTAAAAAGATTTTAGGAAAAAATGTAAAACGACCAAATTTATCGCAAAAAAGAACTAATTCTTATCGGGAGAAACGGGGTTTACCACCTTTAAAGGAGAAGAAATAACATGTCGATGAGGTAAAACTTGACCCATTTTTGGCTTAACTACAATATCTTCGCATAAATGAAAGTAAGGAGAATCTACAGCAAATTCAATTCCATCTTTTTTCAATATTCCGCACTGTTTTAATCTGGCAATGTGCCAATCTAGCTTTTTATTTTGTATTAATTGCTGTTGATGTTCGCCTTGTAGCTTTGCATTTTTAAGGCAAGTACGTTGAAATCTGCGATCAAGTGGCATTGAAAAAGTTAAACTTGCACCAATGTTAAGTGCGTGATTGTCCTTCTGGCCTGTCCTTACATCTTGGTAATAAAGAATAGTGCCATCATCGTTGTAGACAGGGCTTTGATACCAGTATTCTTTAGGTTCAGAGTAGCTATGTGAGTCAGTTACAAATGGAGAAAATGTCAACATTGGCCCTTGGCAAACCACTCCACCACCGTATTGGTTTTGTATAAGATTTCCCTGTAAAGTTTGTATTGCCATATTAGTAAGACTTGCTGACGTATTAGCAACTGGAGCTGCTGTTTGTGAAGTATTAGCTAACGCACTTTGACCACTAAATAATATTATTGCGAGAAGACTGAAGTAGTTTCTGTTGTACTTTCGAGTACGGTGGTACGATTTATCGTTGTTAGATTTGAAAGACCTGGCCCAATATATGATTCTGCGTATTGGAAGGCTGCTCCTGGAACCGTCAAGGTTGCATTTGGTTTTTGTGTTAGGTCTGCACCAGTCCATGTATAACTCACCCCATCAACTGTTTGAGATGTTTGTTCTGGTGGCGGCGAAATAGTCGCACCATCAAATGTGATATTTGTTCCGTTAACCGTATAAGTATGCCCAGTGTTGTAGTCAGTAGAGACAATAGATTCAGTGACATTTTGAGTAGTGCGGGTAACTGCCGACATGGTTCCACTTGAAAAGTTAGGAACCACTGGCACAGCTAAAGTATAAGGTATATTTAGTATTAATAATAATGGTAAATACCTCTTCATTCTTACTTCACAGAAATAGATGTAACGACAGATCCAGTTGAGACAGTCCCCTGACCCCCAGCAGTCAAGCTCACAACTCCAGCACTTGTAACAGATCCAGCAAGTGACCCTGCCACACCTGAGCTATGCGATGTCACATCAGAGAAGTTTGGAACTGCACCTGTCGCTGGCGCACTGGTAGGAACCGCATCTCCTGTAATCAATGATTGGCTAAACGAAAATGATTCTCCAGAGGTCGCATTTTGTGTCGCAGCAATAGTTCCTGGCGCATAAACACCTGAAGTAATAGTGCCAACACTGACCGTCCCAGCATTCGTGCCATCCGTAACGTCAACCCCAGTTCCAGAAATACTAAAAGAAGTCCCAATTCTCTCGGCTTGAGTCACCGCCGCATTGACGGTTAATTGTGCGCTAGAAGTGATGCTATGTGTCAGATCTGCGTTAGCAGCAGGGGCCGCTAAAAAAAGCAATAGTAAAAATTTGTTCATTGAAGGTTGCCATCAGTTCCTACGTTTCTTCCAGTTATGGGATCAACTCGTAAGACATTAGGTTGTTTAGCTATTAATTCTATAGGTTGTTTGATCACAATAGTTTGATAACCGCTACCGTTTACAACATTGCCATTAGAT